CGCCGGCCGACGTTGTCGCGGCGGCCCTCGAGAGGGTGGTCGCGGCCAAGGCCGAGAATCCGTGCGCGTACATGACCGCCGTGATCCGCAAGGAGACGCCCAACTGGCACGAGGCGCAGGCCATCGGCCGGCACGAGGATCTCAAACGGGACCTCGCCGGGAAGCGATCAGGTGCGGGGTGCATGGAATCTGTGGGCGACGTGCTGGCGGCAGCGCTGATTCGCGCGAGCCCGGACCGCGCCATGGCGGCCAGGTAATGCATGACCGCGCTGGAGGCATTGTGCATCGGGAGCCTGGGTGTCGCAGGCATCTTCCACGTGATGGAGGCACGCTGCAGGCGTGCTATGATCGCGGCAAGTGGATCGGGGAACCCTCCAGGGAGGGCATGCGAATGCGACAACGATCAGCGCCGCGGTGGGACACCGACTTCGGGCGATGGGTTTCGGATGTCGGTGTCTCGTGGATCGTGTCGGCCATGCATCCATATCCGGACCTGCGGATTACCTCGGGCGCCGTGTACCAGTGGCTCAGCGGACATTCGCCGAGCCCGCCGCGCGCACGCGCCCTCGTCAGGCTCTCGCGCGGGCGGCTCTCTGTCGATTCCATCTACCGGCATTCGCAAGAGATCAAGCGGGGACGGCCATGCAGATCGACGTGACCATTGACACTGCCGAGTTGGTCGGGCGCCTGAACAATGGCCAACGGCGCCTGGCGTATGCGGCGGTGAACGCGATCAACAACACCGTGCTCAGGATTCAGAAAGCAGAGCAGGTGAAGGTGGAGCAGGAGTTCACCGTGCGCAGGAAGGACTTCATGAGGCGCGAGGCGGCGATCATCAAGCCCTTTGCCTCCGTCAAGCAGGGCAGGGCCTTCGCCGAGGTCGCGGTTGGGCAGAAGCGCAGGCTCCTGCTATCGGGATTCGAGCGCGGAGCCGACCGCGGGCCATTCACGCCGGGAGCGAAGAACCTCGCGATCCCCGTAAAAGGCAGTCCCGCCCGGCCGAGGTTCGCGAGCCAGGTGCCGGAGAATCTGACCTTCAGTCGGCTGCGGTTCCGCAAGACGCGCGTCATCGGGACGACCGCGAAGGGCAGAGCCAAGCGCACGCGTCGCAGGACGAGTGGCATCTGGTATGGAGAGCAGGGAACCTACCTCATCCCAGGAATCGGTGTGTTCCAGCGCAAAGGCGCGGATAGAGCGCGCCGCCTGCTCTATGGTTTCAAGAAGTCCGTCAAGCTCAAGCCGCGCCTGCACTTCGTGGACACCGCCGAGAAGGAAGCGGACAAGTGGTTCCACGAGGAAATGGAGCGCGAGGTCGTCAATGCCATCGCCCGCGCCAAGGGGGGTGGGCTGTGAGGAGCTCGGTGAGCTGGCGCGAAGCTCGTCACGAGCTCGGCGGAACTGGGGAAGCTCGTCACCAGCTTCGCAGGACTGGGGAAGCTCGTCACGAGCTTGGCGGAACTGGGGAAGCTCGTCACCAGCTTCGCAGGACTGGGGAAGCTCGTCACGAGCTCGGCGGAACTGGGGAAGCTCGTCACCAGCTTCGCAGGACTGGGGAAGCTCGTCACGAGCTTGGCGGAACTGGGGAAGCTCGTCACCAGCTTCGCAGGACTGGGGAAGCTCGTCACCAGCTTCGCAGGACTGGGGAAGCTCGTCACCAGCTTCGCAGGACTGGGGCAGGCGCGCCATGCTCGGGTGAGGCTCGGGATGCTCGGCGACCCTCAGAGCAAGGCAGAGCAAGGGCGCGATGCTCGGGCGATGCTCGGGATACTCGGCGAGACTCGGAGTCAGCAGGAGTCAGGCGAGCCACGCGAGGGGCAGGCGCGCCATGCTCGGGTGAGGCTCGGGATACTCGGCGACCCTCAGAGCAAGGCAGAGCAAGGGCGCGATGCTCGGGCGAGGCTGCGGATGCTCGGCGAGACTCGGAGTCAGCAGGAGTCAGGCGAGCCACGCGAGGGGCAGGCGCGCCATGCTCGGGTGAGGCTCGGGATACTCGGCGACCCTCAGAGCAAGGCAGAGCAAGGGCGCGATGCTCGGGCGAGGCTGCGGATGCTCGGCGAGACTCGGAGTCAGCAGGAGTCAGGCGAGCCACGCGAGGGGCAGGCGCGCCATGCTCGGCGACCCTCAGAGCAGGTGGCGCGCGCCTCGCGTGGCGTGGGGCGCCGTTGGGCGCGTAGGTACTACCTGGGCAGAGCGAGCGGGTGACGGCGACCTCGGCTCGCATAACGTGGGAGCCACATGAAACAACTAGCCACTAGCCAGCACCTGGCCACTCGCAGGTCACCCATCGCCGCCCCAACCGCGGGCCCCGCGCGCAAAGGCGCCGCAGGCGCGCGCCGCCAACTAGCCACCCCAGACGCCACAGGGCCTCGCCAGCGCCGCCGGCGGACCGCGGCCGAGCCCGTGCCCGCGGCGCCACCCGCAACCGCCACAGGCGCGCCCCCACGCGTCGCCTCGGGGCCCGGGGTCACGCTGCCAGGCAAGCTACTGCACTGGGAGATCGACCGGCTGCGTCCGTACGCCAGGAACCCCCGGACCCACACGCCGGATCAGGTGACGAAGATCGCCGCGAGCCTGCTCGAGTTCGGCTGGACGAACCCGATCCTCGTGGACGCGACCGGTGAGATCATCGCAGGCCATGGCCGCCTGCTGGCTGCGCGCGAGTTGGGCATGACCACCGTACCGGTGATCGAACTCGCCCACCTGACGGACGCGCAGAAGCGCGCATACGTCATCGCGGACAACCGCCTCGCGATGGACGCGGGATGGGACGAGGCGCTCCTGGCAGAGGAACTCAAGGCGCTCGGCGAACTCGATTTCAACCTCGAGCTCATCGGGTTCGATCTCGACGAGCTGCACGACCTGCTCGAGGACGAGACGGAAGAAGAGTCAGTCGCGCCGGCGCCACCGGACAACCCCGTGAGCGTGCTGGGTGATCTGTGGATCCTTGGGGACCACCGGGTCTTGTGTGGAGACTCCGCTGACCCCGCGACGGTGGATCGCCTGCTCGCGGGAGCTCCGATCCACCTGGTGAACACCGACCCCCCGTACAACGTGAAGGTCGAGCCGCGGTCCAACAATGCCATCGCGGCGGGCCTGTCCAGTTTCCAGGCCGCGCCGCATGGGTCCGACGCCTCCAAGGCAAGGCACGGGAAGAAGGCGGGGCTCACCCACCACCAGGGGTTCGATGTGGCCCGGGGTGCATCGCACGCGCACGCGACCGGGAAGATGCGCCCGAAGGACCGTCCGCTGATCAACGACTTCGTGAGCGAGGAAGCATTCGATGGGATGCTCATTGCATGGTTCGGAAACATCGCCCGCGTGCTCCAGCCCGGTCGATCGTTCTACATCTGGGGCGGGTATGCGAACATCGCCAACTACCCCGCGGTGCTCAAGGCCTCGGGCCTGTACTTCAGCCAATCAATCATCTGGGACAAGCAGCATCCGGTGCTGACGCGCAAGGACTTCATGGGCGCGCACGAGTGGGCCTTCTACGGATGGCGCGAGGGCGCGGCACACAAGTTCTTCGGCCCTGCCAACGTGCCGGATCTGTGGCCCGTTAAGAAGGTCAACCCTCAGAGCATGATCCACCTCACGGAAAAGCCCATCGAGCTGGCGGTCCGCGCGATGCAGTACTCGACGCGCCCGCACGAGAATGTGCTCGACCTCTTCGGCGGGAGCGGCAGCACGTTGATGGGCGCACAGGAGACGAGCCGCCACTGCTTCATGATGGAGCTCGACCCGGCATACACCGACGTCATCGTCACGCGCTGGCAGGAGGCGACCGGCGAGAAGGCAGTGCTCGATGGGCCCGGGACCGCGTTCGACGATGTCGCACGGGAGCGTGTCGGCGCTCAGGTTGAGTAGACTTGGCCGGCGGGATCACAAAGAGGCGCCTGGTCTCGCAGCGCGAGTATGCGCGCACGCGTGGCGTGACGCATGGCGCAGTCCAGCACGCCATCAAGACCGGGCGCGTCACCACGATTGACGGCAAGATCGACCCCGCCATCGCCGACCGTGAATGGCGCGCGAACACCGATCCGACCAAGCCGCGCAACCGCATCACAGGCCGACCGAAACACACTCGCGAGCCAGGTGGACCTCCCGCGCCCATGGACTTTGGAGGCCTGCTTGAGACGCCCGGTGGTGACAACGGCGGCGGGTCTGGGTTCGCTCGCGCGCACACGGCGCGGGAGTTGTACCAGGCGCAGCTCACGAAGCTCGCACTCGATCGCCAGCGCGGAACGCTCGTCCTCGCGGCGGACGTCAAGGTCGGCGCATTCAACTGCGCACGCAAGGCCCGCGATCAACTGATGGCGCTGCCCGGCCGCATCGCCGCCACGCTCGCCGCCACGCAGGAAGCGCCGGAGGTCGAGCGCATCCTCGAGCAGGAGATCGAGAGGATCTGCATTGAGCTCTCCGATGGCGAACGGTCTTGAGGTCTATGAGGCCGGGTATCATTCTGGGTGGCGCCCGGAGCCGCGGCTCACCGTAAGCGACTGGGCGGATGCGCACCGCGTGCTGGGCAACCGCGCCGGGCACGCTGCGCTGCGCTGGCACACATCCACGACCCCGTACCTGCAGGATGTGATGGACGCGCTCGGGCCGCGGGCGCCGGCGAAGCGGGTCGTGATGATGTCCGGGTCGCAGTTGGGCAAGACCGAGACGGGTCTGAACTGGCTCGGCTTCGTGATGCACCACTCCCCAGGACCCATCCTCGTCGTGCGCCCCACCGTCGACGAGGCGCGACGATTCAGCCGCCAGCGACTCGATCCCATGATCACCACGACGCCCGTGCTGCGCGACCTCGTCCGCGAATCCCGGGCCCGCGAGGGCGGGAACAGCATGCTCATCAAGGAGTTTCCTGGCGGCGTGCTCTTCCTCACCGGCTCGAACTCGGCGGCGGGTGTGAAGTCCATGCCCATCCGCTGGCTCTTCTGCGACGAGATCGACGAGTATCCCGGCGACGTCGACGGGCAGGGGGACCCGATCGCGCTGGCAGAGAAGCGGACCACCGGCCCCACATACGCGGGCCGCAAGGTGTTCCTGGTGTCGACGCCCACGATCAAGGGCATTTCGCGGATCGAGCGCGAGTTCCTGGCGTCGGATCAGCGCCGGTACTTCGTGCCATGCCCGCACTGCGGCAACATGGACTGGATGCGGTGGGAAAACATCCGATGGAACGAGGGCGAACCCAAGAGCGCCGCGCTCGCGTGCGTGGCCTGCGGGTCGTTGATCGAGGAGCGGTTCAAGACCACGATGCTCGCTCGCGGAGAATGGCGGCCGACCGCCGCCGCCGGCGGCGAGACTATCGGGTTTCACATCTCCAGCCTCTACTCGCCCCTCGGATGGCTGCCGTGGTCTGCTGCGGTCGCTGAATTCCTCGAGGCGAAAGACAACCCCATGCGCCTGAAGAACTGGGTTAACAGCGTCCTCGGCGAAACGTGGGAAGAGCGTGGCGACTCGGTCGAGCCGGCGGGCCTTCTGGCACGCGCGGAGCGGTACGCAGCCGTGGTGCCCAATGGCGTGGGCGTCCTCGTCGCATCGGTCGACGTGCAGGGCGACCGCCTCGAGTGTGCGGTGAAGGGGTACGGGGCGGCCGAGGAGTCCTGGCTCATCGCATGGCATCAGTGCCATGGCGACCCGGGCCGCGAGAAGGTCTGGCTCGAACTCGATGAATTCCTGAAGCAAGCCTGGGTCCATGAAAGTGGCCAGCGGGTCCCCATCTCCTGCGTGGCGGTGGACAGTGGCGGCCACCACTCCGAGCAGGTCTACCGCTTCTGCAGGGCGCGCCTCGGGCGCGGGGTCTTCGCGATCCGTGGCGGATCGGAGCGTGGCAAGCCCGTGGTCGGGCGGCCTACCGAGCACAATCGGTACAGGGCAAAGCTCTTCACACTTTGCGTGGACACGGCGAAGGAGATCGTGTTTGCGCGCCTGCGGATCGGGACCCCGGGCCCGGGGTACTGCCACCTGCCAGAATGGGTGGACGAAGAGTACGTGGCGCAGCTCACCGCCGAGAAGGCCATCCGCAAGTGGGTGAAGGGCCGCGGATCCGTCCGCGAGTGGATCAAGATCCGCGAGCGCAACGAGGCGCTGGACCTCGAGGTCTACTGCCTCGCCGCCCTCTACATCCTGGGCCCGGCCCTGGTCCGGGCGCTGCCGGAGCGCGCTTTGGCGCTTGGGCGCAAGGGCGATGGCCATGCCAGCGCCAAGGCCGAGCCGGCTGGGCCCCTGCCTCCCGTGCGTCCCCGGGGATGGATCAGCGGGTGGCGGGGGTAGGTGCCAACTTTCATGGCAGGCTGGTCCCCATCCGGCGCCCCGGCGGCCCCGGCGGCGCGCCCGGGAGGCCAATAACGCCAGGGGGCGCCCCCGTGGCGCCCGGGCGCGAAGGCCTGTAGGTTCGCCCACGGAAGGCCGCGATCTGGCGACACGTGGCACCTGTGGCGGTCGGAATCCTGGGGATCCGCCGCCCGCCGCCGCCAGGCGGCAATCCCGCCCCCAAAGGCAATGATCGGTCCAGAATGGGCCCCGGTGCCGATGAATCCGACCCCCGCCGCGCAGTTATAAATCGCTCTCCCGCAGGCGGTTAGATGCGATTTCCCTTCCGGTCTGCACGCGCCAATGGCTTAATCATGCATGCGGAGGGCAAGAGGGCCTGACGCAGAACCGGAGGACGAGACGATGGAAACCAAGACGACGAGAAAGACGAAGGCCGACGAGACGCCGGAGACGCAGAATCGGGATTGGGGTTTCTTCGGGACCTGCGTATCAAACGGGCACACGGATGCCGACACCGCCTGGCTCGAGGCCATGGCGGCGATGACGGATCCGAAGGGCCCGTTCCAGTTGAGCGCGATGGACGCGCGGTGGCTTCTGGACGCCACCTGGGGCCGCCACCTCGCGGACCAGGTGGTCGGCGAGGACATTCCCAAGGCGATCGCCGAGTTGGCGCGCAAGCATGGATGGGCGAAGGACGCACGCAACTTCGTGCGCAGGCACATCAACCCCAACCTGGCGCCCTTGCGTGGCACGCGCCAGATGGAAGCCAACTCGCGCGAAGACACGATTTCAGGGATCGCTCACCGGGTCCTCGGGGTCAGGACGCTCGCCACACAGAACTCCAACGGCCGCGACTTCTACGACCTGGCGGTCTGGACCATTCGCGAGGCATTGGACGCCGCATACGAGGCCGGTCGCCAGAGCGTGGCGCGGTAACCAGAAGGCAGGCGGCGGGCGAGAGCGCCCGCCGCGAAACGGGAGGGCATGACGATGACGACCAGGACGGCGACCACACACCAGACGCCGCGCGCCAGAGACGCGCAGCAGATCTGGGACGAGCTGCAGAGGGTCAAGAATGACCCGCGCATCGGCACCAGGGAATTTGAGAAGAAGACCCACGACCTCTGGAACGAGGCGCGCGACGCCGGGCTCGAGCTCGATGTCTACGCCATCTTCAAGGCCGCGCTCGAGCTCGACCGCCGCGCCTGCCGCCGGGTGATGGTGGAGAATGGATGGGCAAGATGAAGACGCGCATCGAGACCAGAGAGTACGTGATCGCGCACGGGCACGCGCCGCGCGGATGGGGCATGTGGGCCTTCCGCATGCGGCTCGGCAACGGCGAACCGTACGCGCCCAGCGACTCGGAGTCGCCCAGCTCGCTGGCGGTGCGGCGGTCGTACTGGCAGGGCGGAATCTACTGGGTGACGGGAAACTACGGGGACGCGAAGGACACCGCGATGGGCGTGGGGCAACGGGCATTCGTGGCGGTGGTGAGCGTCGGATCCTGAGGGAGGGCATGACGATGGCGGCAAGGCGATCGACCTGGAGGGCAGACCTGACGCGGCGGATGGCTGCTGCCCGCGAGCGAACCGCGAAGATCGATGCGCTCATCGCGGCGGACAGAGCGCGGGGCGTGGTGCCCAAACGGGCAGCGCCAACGGCAGAGCAGATCCGCGCCGCGCGAGCGGTGAACGCCGCGATGGCAGAGGCGGTGACGGAGAGCGGACTCGCGAGCTACGAGAAGGCGTGCGCAGAGCGCGATCACGGAGACGACCCTGCAGAGGCAGAGGAGGAACGGGCCATGACGAACCATGAGCGGTGTGTCGAGTTGGGGCGCAGAGCGGTTGTTGGCGCATACGAGACCGTGGCGCAGCGCGCGGGCGACCGCCGCGACCAGGCGGTGGATACGATCGTGGCGGTGCTCCATTGGGCCCGCAGTCAGCGGTTCGACTGCCAGGAGATCTTGGACATCGCCGAGGCGCATCACTACTACGAGGCCGACCCGGCGAACGCCGCTGAGGTCAATGCCTCGCAGCCGTAGGCAGAGAGGAGCGTCGACCATGCGAGAGCGCGGATTCGGAGGGTGGACCTGGATCGACCACGAGACGGGCGAGGCCAGACTGATGTGTTCCGATGGTAAGAATCGATTGGCCAGGATCGAGCCCAGCGGACGCGCGGTGGTGTGCGTCTATGGGCGATTCCAGAGCGGGAAACTTGCTGGCGGGTCTGGCGAGTTCAGGTTCGTCCGCAGTGAGCATCCGGACGGAGGTGGTCAATGATGACGCCCACGGTCCACCTGAACGGGACGAGCCGATTGGAGCTGCGCGAAGCGCATGAAGCGGCGTGGAACAAACTGACGGATGCGCTTGTCGCCCTTCAGGGGTGTTCGCCGAATGGCCGCGACTACTACCCGCAGGGCGCATACGCGATCGAGGTCGCACTCGGCGAACACCGGACACGGATTCTTGCAGTGATGCAGGTCAAGACGGAGATCACTGAGTTGTTGGCAAGCCTGGTGTAGAGGGAGGAGGCACACGATGAAGGCGGCGATTGACCTGGACCGGGTCCTCGAGGCGGCGGAAGAGGACGAGTGCATTGGGTTCTGCAGAGCCTGCGGCAACGAGCAGAGCGGCGTCGAGCCCGACGCGTGCAACTACGAGTGCGAGGTCTGCGGCGAGCACGAGGTGTTCGGGGCGGAAGAGCTGCTGTCGATGATGGCGTAGACGCGGTCGGCAATCACGCCGGCCGATAACGGGAGGAGAATGAAAATGAGCGAGTCGAAGAGCAAGAAGGCCGAGGCCACGATCGACACCACCATGGACCAGGAACTCTGCACATTCGCCATCCGGCTGCCGAAGAAGGACCGCGACGCGATCCACAAGGCGGCTGGACCGGCCGGCGCCTCGCGGTATGCCCGGGCGCTGCTGGTGGCGGCTGCCAACGGCGACGAGGCGACCGTCTGGGATGTCATGAAGCGGGGCACCGTTCCGGTCGTCAGCGCAACGGTTCCGGAGGCGGCGTCGACCGTGCCGTCGATCGTGGCGATGCGAGAGGCGGCGCCATCGTCATCGAAGAAGGCGATCGGCGAGCAGGCGCGCGAGATCCGTGCCCGCCGCGCCGCGGCCAAGAAGGCCGCGAAGGTGGTCGACGAGGCGGGAGCGCCTCGGACCCCCGCGGAAGCCGCGGACCGCCAGGAAGCCATCGCGGAGGCGCAAGAGGCGGTTGCCACGCCCGCCTGATCCAACCGACCCAGATGGCGGCTCGCCGACCTCCCGCCTGGGGGGTCGGCCTGCTTCCGCGGATCCCGTCCAGGGCAGTGCAGATGGGCGCGGCGGCGAGTGCCACAGGCGCGACGTGTGGCGCGATCGAGGCCTCGCGCGACCCAACGTACCAACCTCCGCTCGCGGGCGCCACAGGCGCGCCCCCTTGCGTTATTGGCCTCCCGGGCGCGCGTGCAGTGCCCAAGCATGGCGCGGTCGTGCGCCACACTGTCAGGAAACCTTACAGATTGGGATTCCGGCGGCCTGCCGGTAGCTACGACCCGAGCGAGGCCCAGCCAACCGCCGCGCATGCGGCACCGACCAGGAAGGCGATCAGGTCCCAGAGGTCTGCGTGCTGATGATCTCCTGGTAGGCATGGGCTCGCGAGCTCCCAGGCGAGCCCGATGACGCCCGCGCCGACCGCGCCGAATGCGCAGCCGGCGTCGCCGAACAGGTGCGCCCCGTATCCGGTGACTCCGAATGCCAGGGTGAAATGGAGGATCCGGGACCAGCGCAGCACTGGCCCCGGCTTGGGGACGAAGATCGGCATGGGCCTACTTCCCGAGCACGGCGATGTCGACCTTGTCCTCGATGCGCCCCTGAGCGCGGCGAGATCCGACGACAGCCATCAGCGCGCCGCCGCCGCCGAGGATGGCGATGATGATGTCGACGACCTGCTTCCACTCATCCGGCGTGACGGACTCGCCAGCGATGAGCTTCTTCGCGACGAGAAGGACCAGCGCAACCGCGCCCAACCAGAACCCGATGTTCGTGACCTTGCCCGGCATGACTGCCATGGAGAGCCTCCTTGCGAGTTTGATGATGCCCCAGAGCTTCAGGGCGTTTCGCAGATCGTTGAGCATCCTTGCATCCGATCAGGGGTATGTCCAGAGCGCCCGCCGCTCGAGGATATCCAGGTGGAGCATCCAGCCCGAGACGTGCCCGTGGGAGCGGATTCCCTTGCCGCCGAACCCGTGCTTGTATGCGAGCTCGAGGATGCGATCGAGCTCACGCTGGCTTGTCACGTGGAAGTCTACCGCCCGTCCGATCAGGTGTGCGGAGTGTGCCTCGCCGCCCACGGAAGCATTGTGATCCGCGCACCGGAATCCTGAGGTCACGCTCATGGGCTTGCCGTACTCGACGCGCAACTGCTCGATGAGGTCCATGAACTCAGGAGCCATCTCGGCCCGCCGACATGCGCAGTGGCAGCGCATCTCGTCCTCTGTGAAGTGGTGCCAGGTCCAGTTCATCACAACCCTCGCGTCACGGAGTCGCTTTGAAGATCGCACCTGCGATCCGGCTTCCGAATATAGACATCAAGAAGACCAGCACCGCGACTGCCCCTCCCCAGCGCCACATGGTTTTCTGGATGGCTGCGACCGAGATCTCGATCGCCGAGACAGATGTGGCGAGGCTGTTCAATCGCGTGTCCTGTTGCCCAACCTTCACGGCGAGTGTGGTGTGATGCTGGCACGTTGTTCCGTTCGGCATCGCGGTGTTCCTCTCACGAGCTCGTGTCGGTCACGCCGGCGGTTAGTTGCAGCGTGCCCTTCTCGATCGTGTAGACCTTGTCCGTGCTGAGCCTGATCTGGACGTCATAAACGTACCGCCTTACACCGAGGATCAGCGTGTCTGCGGGGGTGAGATCGAAGCGCAGGTCGCCATCCACCCCCATGCCACCTGCATCGACGATCTGTCCGGTGCCCGGGACGTCGGAGGTGGTGATCACCTTCTGCAGAGGCGCGACATCGTCGGCCTGCGTGGGATAGGCTTTCAGCGTCAACCAGGCGGCCTCGATGTCCGCTGGCAGGTCCGTGACGGTGCGGCGGATTTCCAGATCGTCCCCAACCACGAATCCCGAGATCTCGACTTCAAGCTCAGACATCAGACCTTCCTCCTCGCGCCCCGGTCCGCGGCATTCAAACCCGCAATCGATATGGATGCGATGTGGCGCACGCTCACTGAGCGCACGCCATTGTCACTGTTCTGGCACGCGCGGGTTCCACTGTGGATCGCGAGCGGCAATGCCCACGGCAGCGCGACCTGCAGGATGCCTCGACCCGTCGACGACGCCTCGGCCAACACCATCGATAGCCCGCTGACCGTCGCCGCTGCGGAGCAGAATCCGACACCATACAATGACGCTTGACCGCCAAGGGTGGCATTGGCAGTCCCGATTCCCAGGCCCAAGCCACCAGATGACGCGGCGGCACCGTATGTGATCACGCCTGATGCGCCTGCGAGGCCGGATCCTGTGGAGGATGCGGCAGCTCCACAGGATACCTGACCAGACGCGCTCGCGAGGCCCACGCCGGCGGAAGTCGATGCGGCGGGCAACACGAGTCCCGCAACCGCAACCGCAAGGCCGACCGCTTTCAATGCCGCCCCCGCGGCGCGAATCACTCCCGCAGTGGCTGAACCCAAGAGGCCAGCGCCCTTGGAGACGGCTGCGGCGGATCGGAAGAATCCCCCCAGGGCGGCGCCCAGGAGGCCGACGCCCTTCGAAGTGGCGGCGCCGTCCACCGGGGCGCGGATCAGAATGACCTCGATGTAGGGTGGATAGGCGGCCTTCGAAGCGCAGGCCGTCCAGGAGATCGTCTCCGTGCTGACTGATTGCGTGCTCGAGTCCCCGGCCGTCCAGGTGTGCGTATGGCCAGTCGTGGATCGCGTCCCGCCACTACCGGCGGCCGCATAGCAGACGGAATCTGCGCCACCCGCCGTGACGGACGTTACCTTGTGGGCGGCAAGGGTGTGCGCGTGCGGAGTGTTGGCGTGATTGTGGGTCGTGGCGCCGCCGGTGGCGCCAATCTCACCTGAGTTAGCAGCGCCGAGCAGAAAGTCCTGCGTGGAGCTCTTGACGGTCCAACCGGCCGGGATGCTCGCGAGGCTCCCGAGCCAGAGCCCTATCACACCCGCCGGCGTGTCCGCGCCGCCGGTTGAGTTCTCGATGACGAGCAGCTTTTCCCACTCAGGGAAACCGTCCTCCGCCGAGAGACTCTCGACGCCGGCAGCCAGCGTGGAGACCTTGGCCCCAATGGAGAGAGCGTGATGGTGACCGTCCCGAGCGTATCCGGTCGAAGATAGATCGACGAGGTTCGTGGCCGTTCCCGTGTTGACCGCTGAGTTGGCGGCTGCGTGGACGTGACCATCCGTGACGTGGTTGTGCGTGTCGGTGTGGACGTGGGTTGTATAGCCGCCGTTAATCCACGATGGAGCATCTTGACCTGTCGGAGACCCGCGCAGGAACTTGCCCTCCGGCGAGTATAATCCAGTCGGTTGAGTCCACCCCGTAGGCAGTGTCGCCCGGTCGAAGTAGGCATACGCCCCGGCCGGGATGGCGGTCGTTCCATCCGATACAATCCAGATGACAAGCATCGACGGGAGGACGTTGCTGGTCGCGCCACTCGTGACGGCCCCGGGCGTGATGGTGTCGGTTGCCGTCGCTGAGTTCGAGTTGCCGTGCGTGTGGACAGTCGTAGCTGGGGTATATCCGGTTGCGTTCGCGCGCTGGATGCTGCCGGTTCCCTGGCCGGCTGAAATGACGTGATTGTGGGAGCCTAGGGTGTGGCCATGGCTCGCCGTGGCTTCGTGGCTGTGGGATGCGGCGCCGCCCGTCGTGCCAGCGGTGTCTCCGGTGGCGACGTGCGGGTATCTGTCATCGATGGCAGCGGCCCGCGTCCAACCGGCCGGGATGCTCGCAACCGTCGAGGGCCACGCCAGGATGACGCCGCTAGGAACCTTCATCGGCGCCGCCGACCTTCTTAGGCTTCTTCGGGTGCGTGGACTCGAACTCCAGGCGCATCAACTGGAAGTGGAGTTGGCCGATCAGGTACTGATGCGTGCCGTACCACTGATGGAAGTGATCGAGGTTGACGAGATCCTTGACGCGCACACCGAGGAGCAGGAACTCCCGAACGTCGTGGAGTTCGAGCGTGGTCGGGATCTCTAGGGCTTCCCGCTCATCATCCGTCTCGGGTGTGAGTGTGATCTTCACCGTCCACCCGTCTCGGGCCGCACCACTGCCTCGCCGGTGACCGTGTAATGGGCGTGGGCAACCGAAACCCACGGGATGCTGGTCGTGGGCCCGATGCACGCTTGAGTGGGTTTCACCTTCTCGCCCGGGCAGATCACGAGTGCAGCGGTTGTGTTTTCCGCGAGCAACCCCACGTAGTGATACTCTTCGCTGTTGCCTTCAGTGACGATGAACACCCCACGCATGCCGACCTCCCTGCGCCCTTACTCGGCGCGCCAGACGAGTGCCCCCGCGCTGAACTTGAACGTGTCTCCGACTCCGACTGCCTTTTCAAGAGTGAGAATGCCATGCATCAGCAGGTTGCCGACGGTGGCGGCATCCAGCACGCCCACGTGGGTGATGGTACCCCACGCGACCGTCGCGGTTGGGAAGACGATGTCGTCGTGGTTCGACACCTTGTATCCCGGCGCGTCCACCGCCGCGAGATTCCAATCGGGGCTCCCACCACCGTTTGCATAGACGCGCACGCGGGCATAGGAACCGCCCGTGACCTCCGCGCCGGTCTTAGCATCGGTGGGGTCCTCGGTGTAGAGCGCCACCCAGACGGATGGGGCAGTGAAAGCGACCCCATTAAACAGAAGGTCGAGGATCTTTGCCTCAACATAATCACTGAACGCACTCATGGAATTCTCCTCGTGTCGTGGACGACCTGCTATTCATCCTTGTCTGCCGCGCCACCTTCGTCCGCTGGCGTGCCCGCACCGCCCTCTCCGTTCGCCGGGGGCGTTCCCGCCGCCGACGCACTTGCCTCGGCGAGCGGGATGCCGAACTTCTTAGCCATCGCGAGCTCCTGCGCGCGCTCGGCAAACACATCCTCAATCGCGCGGCCCTTCTCGGCATGGATGCGCGTCAGCGTGTCGAGCCCACTCGCGACCGCGAGGGCGGCGCCCTTCGCCTCTTTCTCGGGGTCGATCCAGTTCCATCCGCGCGACTGGTGCTCGACTGCCAGGTACTGCCCGAAGTTGCTGAAATCCGCAGGGAACGTGCCCACCATCATCGCCGAGTCGAGCCAGACCTCGTAGAGCGGCAGGCGCCACATGTCGACGAAGTCGTTTGCAATGTCACGCCAGTCGTCGCGCTCGATGAGCGCGAACGAGCGCATCGTTGAGTACGTGACCGCCTCGGCATCGTTCGCGAGGACGTTATAGAAGACACCCAGCCCGGACGCGACCTTGCGCAGCAGCTGTTTCACGAACGCGCCGAACTGGGCGGTGGGATGTTCAGGCCGGAACTGCTGGAATTCATGGCCCGCTGGGCCGATCTGGAACGTCCCGGGGTTCGCTTGCATCTCGGCGGGCGCAGTCTCTGAGGTCAGGTCGGCGGCTCCGGTGTCGTCCTTGGGCATGAAGAATCCGCCATAAGCAGCGCCGATGCGCGCCGCCACAGCTTCGCTCTCCTCATAGGCATCAAGCATGTGGGATGGGATCATCACGGCATGCAACCAGGTCACGCCGCGCGTCTGGTTCACGCGGTCGGGGTCGTACAGGTGCAGCATCGAACGCGCGGGCACGAATTCATACTGCCGCCCCATGTGCCTACTGTAGGAATCGAGGTTCGCCAGCAGATGGTAACCGACGACGCGCCCGATGGTGTCGACTTCGACACCCATCCGGATTTCATTCTGCGAGCCGTTCCGAGCGCGGTTAAGGGTTTCGTCCACCATCCCAGCGTCAATGGGCTGCAGCGCGATGCCGTGGCGGTTGTCTGGGAATGCGGTCCAGATCCGCACAAAGGCTTCGCCATCGCAGGCGATGGTCTTGATCAGGAGCTTTTCAAGCCGCCGCAAGGTGAGCTTGCCGTCAACCGTGACCGGGCGCTTCGCCCAGTCGTTCCATGCAACCTCGATGCGGGAGTTGGTCGCAGCGTCGAAGTCCCTGCCGACCTTCACGCGCCCCTGGAGGGTGATCCCCATTGGCCCGATGACGTTATTCTTCAGCAGGCGGAAGTACCGCTTAACGTAGGAGTTATTGCGCGCGAGTTCGCGGGCACGCGAGCGCAGCAGTTTCAGGTCGCCTCTGATCTCTTCGTCGGCGAGCTTCGCTTGGGAGACCCAATCCAGAAGCAGGCGGTGCGTGGCTGCGCCCGCATAGTCTGACCGCCCCTTGCCGGAGAATTCGCGCCACGCCGCGCTGGCGGCACGGGACAGACGCTTCACCACCGGGAGTTTCAAGGTGTGGCTCATCGCGTGAATCCCAGTGGGGTGAATGACACGAGGATCGGACGGGTCACCTGCCCTGGTTTGACGATGCGGGCCAAGCGCCCTTCGAGGATGGAAAGCACCGAGAGCGCCTCCGTGATCGTCATCTTGGAAACGACCCGCCCGGCGATCTGGTAGCTCACCATCCCATCCGGCAAGCGCCCTTCTATGTGCGCCTGCAGCGCCGCGATCGCTCGCTGCAGCCACTGCTGCTGGTTCCCCGCCGCTGCTTGGGCGGCGTCGGGCAGGACCTTGACGAATCCGGATCCGATCTCATGGACCTCGCCGGCCTCGTTCGCGACCCGCTCTGCCCACCCGTAGATGCCGGGCGTGAGTGCTGCCGTGTCGTTCGGCTCGAGGGTGACGACATAGCTGGCGCCGTCTGCCACGGCAACGGCGGTCAACTCCGATGCTCCGGTTAGATAGAGCGTCAGCGTCCACCCCGCGGTTGCGGGGTAGTCATAGGAGCCGCGGCGGTAGGTGACAGTCGTGCCAGCGCTGATCGTCTCGGGGATGATGTAGAGGTCGGTTGCCATGGGCGCAGAGTGGGGTCGCCGCCGGCGGATGGGAATTCTAATATCTTTACAATAGACTACCATCCGCCTGACGAACAATCTGCCTCGCATGAGCACGCGCACGATCAGGATTCCGAAGGCGCTCCACCGCGACTTCGCAGTCGAGGGCGGAACGCGGGTCGACGGCGCCGAGGGCGAGGCCAGTGTCTACCCCCTGACCTTCTCCAGCGAGCTGCCCGTGCGGCGATGGAGTTGGGATGGCCAGTATGATGAGATCCTGTCGCACGACGCTGCCGATGTAGATCTGTCGCGGGCCGCGACTGGCCTGCCGCTTCTGAAATCCCACAGCCGCATGGACCAGATCGGCTCTGTGCAGGACATCGCCATCGACGGCCGGCGCAAGATGCTCCGAGGGAATGCTGGGTTTTCATCCATCACTCCCGCCCGAGACCAGGAAACACTACTGCGCGAAGGACACCTGAAGACCGTGTCGATCGGATATCAGGTGACCCAGATGGACATGGTCAAGAAGGACAAGGACGGTGTCCCGACATACAGGTGCCGGTGGATGCCGATGGAAGTCTCCACGGAACCGACCCCCGCAGATCACAAGGTGGGGTTCGGCCGCGGCGAGGATGCGAAAGACCTGATCGAGTTCGAGGTCGAGGAAATGGAGGAACGAGTCATGCCGAATCTCACGGATCCCACGGGTGCCGCTCTGGGGACGCAGCCCACGCCCGCGCAGGCGAACCAGACCCGGAACGATCCGGGGGCCAACACTCCCCCCGCGCCCATCAGCGGCGGGCGCGACCGCGG